CTTCACTGGAATTGTCGTTCCTCTATGGTACCAGTTCTTAAATCTAAGGAAGAACTACTGCAAGAGAGTCCGTCAAAACGTGTTAACGTTTCTGCGCTTAAAAAGAAAGACCCCCAAAAGTTAAACGGTCTTCCTCCGCAAGTAAAAAACTTTGGTGCTTGGTTAAGAACTCAGTCTATGGAAATACAATCTAAAATGTTAGGTTCAGAAGACGCTGCTAACTTGTTTAGACAAGGAAAGCTAAAAGCTGCTGAATTTGTTACTCCAAAAGGTAAAGCTTTAACTATACAAGCCCTTAGAGCAAGAGCAGCAAACGCTACTGCGGTTTTTAAGCCTAGACAAAAAATAACGGATGCTGATTTAAGAGTTGACGCTAAAACACCAAACTCTTTGCTTAATAATCCAAAACATAAAGAAGCACTTAGGACTATGTTTCTTAATGACGCTGTAGACTTTAACAAAACAATGTCGTTAACAGACTATAAAGGTACTAGCCTTCAAGGTAAAGCTGCTTCTAGACGTAGAGTTGGTAATCAATTTGACGAAAGAAACTTTTCAGCAGATCCTTTAACGGGTGAATTTAAAAATAACAATATTTATGATCCAGACTTTAACCTGTATCAAGAACGTATTGACTTTATGAGAAATTCAAAAGACATAACGAGCGATCAAAAAAATTTTATTGAATCTATTGCTGCTTCTTTTGATGATAAAGTCTCTGTCAATCAACAAACAGTTATTATTGAAAACTTAAGAGTAGTGTTCCAAAGATATGCTAAAGATAAACAGCCGTGGGGTGACTTTGCTTCTGTTATGAGAGCAGAAAACCGCTTTGCTGTACAAAACGTTTCTCGTCTTTTAGATGTCAGATCTAGAAAACGTTCAGAAATGTTTGTTAGTTATCTTTCTAAAGACAAACCTCAAGTTCAAATCATGAGCAAATATTACACTCTAGATAATCTTGCTGATAATCTTTTAAAAGATCAAAGATACATTGATAACTGGAGAAGCAGAGAAGGCGCTAAACTAGCTAAAAAAATTTACTTTACAGGGAGAAGTCCTTTAAGAGTGTACTTTAGAAAGTTAACAGAAAAGTATCCTACTACTGAAAAATTTAAAGAGTACTTGTTAAACAATTTTATACCTTTAAGAAAAGAATACTTAGCTTTTAAAAAGTTATTTAATAAGGAACCAACTGATGCTTGGTTTACTCGTCAGATGGCTTCTATTAGAGAAAACTATAGATACTTAGTAGATTTAGAATTTTTAAATCTTAAGAAAATACCTACTTCTAGGATAATGGATGATAAGGCTTTAAACAGCATTACTAAGATTGCTAAGTTAATTTCTTCAGGACAGTCTACCGATTATGACGGTTTAGCTATAGCTATTGGTCAACAGTTTAGTAAAGACTTTGCTAACATTATTCCTATGACTAAAAACACGTTAAAGCATAATCACACCGAAGGTTCTAGAATTTTAAATTTAATGGAATCTAGTGGATACATAAAAGTTCAATTTCGAGGAAGAACTCGGAGAGGAGTTTTTGATGTTGAAACAGGGCGAGCTTCTGGTGGTTGGGCCGACACTATTTCTAGAGAAGTTACTGTAATTGATAAGGGTCTAATTAGGCTTCAAGAAGCAGAGCGTAGAACGGTAATTGCTAGAAGGCTAGGAGTTACTAACCCTAGAGATCAACTTTACGTAAAAGCTAATAACAAAACTTTTTTTGATGCCCGTGGCAACAATACTAACATACCAATTATTTCTGCCGAGAAGTTCCCCGATTACGATGCAAAGCAAATCGACAGAGACATGGCTAAGATGATGAACCATGTTTCAAATACGGAGTACGAAGTCGATGGCGAGTTTTTTGACTTTATGGATGACATTGTGCGTTTTCGGGATCCAAGAGGGAAAAGCAAATACTATGACTCTATCAATGGTTTGCGTCATGAGATTTTAAATCGTGGTGAGCAAGGCTATGGGTTAATGACCACTGCGAAGTGGCATAGACAACGTGCTAAACCTTTTAAGACTCAAGTGTTTATTGACTCTCGCGGCAGAGTATATCACCGTGGTTACTTAACACCTACGGGAGGAGAGCTTGTTAGACCGTTTCTTAACTCTGCTCAAAGCGTTAGTATGACTCCGATAGCTCTGCGTGAGCTACGTATTCAACTTGGCGCTATGATTGGTCCTGGTACAGAGGCACTAACACAAGCAGGTAGGTTAGCTATTTTCAATCGCAATGAAAAGGCTATTCGAGAACTTGGTCAAATATTACAAGCTACTACTCAACGTGACAGACGTATGAGACAATTTTTAGAACATCCTCTTATAAATGGGGAAGAGGGTGCTCATGTTGCTAAAATAGCACGATTTGCTTTAGAATATAAACGCATACACGACTCAACAGGGGGTGTGTTTAACGCAAGTAACCTTTCCAAATATAAAACACGACTAATGATTGAAAATGATGCTTCTTCTAGTGGTGCTCAAATTATTGGATTGTCTACGGGAGACAGAAAAATTTCTATGCTCAGTAACGTGTTACCTACTCCTCAGAAAAATCGATTGTATGATGTTATTGC